ATATGCCTCTATAGTTAAAGGGATATAACCACAGATTTCTAATCTGTTATTCCTGGTTCGAGTCCAGGTAGGGGTACTAGGTTTATAATATTTATTATAAACACACCATAATGAAAATATTAACTGTGCTTCTAGCACTACTAATAAAGGTTTCATTATACTCTCAATACGTCCCCATAAACAAAAGATTTGATCAAGAAGAATATAGGCTATTCATCCCAGGACATAGTCGTATGGTTGTTGATTCACTCTATAGAACAGATCAACTTTATAAGATCAAATTAATAGAGGAAGAAGACATCTACATCATCCAAAATAATGCTTTAAAATTTGTTTGTGATCTTAGAACAGGAACAGCTGAAGTTTATTTTGATGGAAAACTTGATAGTAAGTATGCTATTAAATTTTGGGATAGTTATAATTTCTTTGTAATTAGATTTCCTATAGCTCGTACTTCATATCATTTCTTTAGAGTTTACTCTCCAGATAAAGTTTGGTAATCTAGAATTTATTCATTATATTTGTTCTAATCAGCACCTTTAGCTCAGCGGTTAGTAGCAACTGACTCATAATCAGTAGGTCGCAGGTTCGATTCCTGCAGGGTGCACTAAAAAGTAAGTTATTTAAAATAAAGGAGAAACAAATTATGGAAACAACATCTTTCGTTTTAGGTATGCTCTCGATTATTGCGGCTGCTTTTGCAGTTGTAGTTGTTTGGGGTATAGTTAAGATTAATAAATTAACAGCAGAGTTAAAATCTACTCATGAGTGGATAGAAAGTAATACTCGAGATAGAGATTATAACTTTGATCAAGTTTATAAAACTATCAGTGATAGAGAACGTCAAACACAATTTGAAGTGCAAGAAATCTATAGACAAATAGCTGAGTGTCGCTCATATACAGACTCACGATTTGATAAAGCAACAGGATCAACTGGGGCAAAACAATTAATTAAAGGATAATAAATAATTAAACTTACTTTTTAAAGCGGCTTTTTGCCGCTTTTTTTCTTTATATATTTATATATATGAATATCAATAAAATATTTAACCTATTTAAATCTCCTGAAGAACCAGAAGAAGCTATTGTACAAATAGACTTGTCTGATAGTCCTATAATCTGGATTGGGGTATTTAAAAAACTAATTGTAAATTATGAGACATTTGCTAAGCAAATAATTAAATTTTTAGGGGAAACTAGCCCGGATTTGGATACTGATGAGATTGAAAGGGCAAGTAGTTATATGGTTTATAGCAGGGCATATGATAACCTATCAAAACTTGACCTTCAAGATACCACCCATTTGGATTGTCTCAAGTTATCCTCAGATGAAATTTTTAAACAAACCCTAACCAGTGCCTTAAATTATTATGAATCTTTAGAAGAATACGAAAAATGTATTTATCTCAAACAAATTCAAGACATAATTAATTCTTCTTCAAAATAACTTGATATATTTATTCTCTTTAGTTATATTAGAATTACAGGGGTTTTGAAAATAAGATGTGTAGGAAATAAGGGGTGTGAGGGTAGGAAAATAAATTAACAGAAATATATTTAAATTATGAAACATAGAGATGGTATTTTACGTGAGCTTAATAAAATTGAAGGTTTAACTCACCAACTTAACTTTATTGTTAACCAACAACAACCAATCGAGGCTTATAAAGAAGCTTTAGAAAACATTAATGCTTCAATTGAACAAGCTAAAATGTATATTGAAAGTGAACCTATTGATGGTTATGAATTAAATGTTGCTGCGCGATGAAATTAACAGCAGAACAAATCCAAGACAATTGGAATAAATTTCTATCCATCATTGATGAGCATATCCCTGAACCTAGATGTTCTAAATTGAAAGCATTTTATGAACAGTATGCTGAGCGTATTATGCTTATGCCTGCTTCTCATAAAAAAGAATATCATAATGCATTCCCAGGCGGTTACGTAGATCATGTGTTACGAGTAGTACAATGTGCTCTTAAACTAAATAAAGTTTGGGTTGAAATGGGAGTAGACACTTCAACATACTCAGTTGAAGAATTAGTGTTTGCTTCTTTAAACCATGACTTAGGTAAAATGGGCGATGAAAAAAATGAATCCTACATCCCCCAGGACGACCAATGGAGACGAGATAAACTAGGTGAAGACTATAAATTCAACAACCAACTTGAATACATGTCAGTACCAGACCGTGGGTTACATTTACTTATGTCTCATGGTGTTATATTCTCCAAAAACGAAATGTTAGCAATTAAGTTACATGATGGTTTATATGATGATGCTAATAAGCCATATTTAATGTCTTGGTCACCAGAAACAAAACCACGTACTGCGTTAGTGTTTATTGTACATCAAGCGGATTTAATGGCAGCACGTATTGAGTTCGAGCAAGTATGGATGCCTAAACTTAAAGGCGAAGTAACCCAAAATAATTCATCAAATTTCACAATTGAAAAAAACAAGAAAGCACCTGTTAAAACTAAAGCTTTAAGTAATATCAAGAGTGAAGGATTAAAAAGTTTACTAGATAATATATGATAATAGCAATTGTTATATTAAGTATATTGGTTGTGATATTAGGATACACAACCTTTAACTTACTTAGAAAAAATGAAAAACAAGAAGATATCCTAATGGGGTATATGTCTTATTTAAATAAAGTATCTGATATAATTGAAATGTCAGATAAAAAACTTAAAGAAGTAGATGCTAAAGAATCATTCAAATCAGATGATGAAGTTGGTTTTTTCTTCGAATCAGTTAAACAAATCCAAAGTATTTTAAACCAGTTCAATATTAAGAATTTATGAGTGATGTAGCAGCAGTAGTAGTAAAACCAAAAACTAGTGGGATGTATTTCACTCAAGAAACAGAGAATGCAATTGTTGAGTATAATAATACTTTAGATTACGAGACAAAAAATAAAATATATCGTGATCGTATTCATTATGCGTTTTTTAAATTAACAGAAAATATTATTCATACTTTTAAGTTTTATTACACTGAAGTAAGTAATATTGAGGATTTACAACATGAGGTAATTTCATTTTTACTTTCTAAAATTCATCTATTTAACCCAGAAAGAGGAGCTAAAGCATATTCGTATTTTGGAACTATAGCTAAACGTTATTTGATTATTTCAAATACTAAAAACTATAAAAAACGAGTAGATAAAGCCCCAATTGAAGAACTTGAATCAGATGAGAAATATAGCTATAATATTGATGAAACCCCTATCAACCAAAAACTATCAGCATTTATAGATGAATACGTTGAATACTGTTCTGACAATATATATGAATTATTCCCAAAAAATGATGATGCTAAGATAGCAGACGCAATTTTAGAATTATTCCGTAAAAGAGAAAACATAGATATATTTAATAAAAAGGCGCTATACATTTACATTCGGGAAATTGTTGATGCTAAAACACCTAAAATTACTAAAATAGCAAATAAACTTTACGATATATTTAAAAACCATTATTATTTTTATTTAGAAAATGGGTATACAAATTTCCCATAATTATATTTATTATTAAACACGTATCATGAATGGTTTAGACAATGTTGTATTTGGTGGTAAAAAATTTTCTGACATATTAGAGGAGATATACAATAATCAAAAGAAAAAAGATAAACAAATCTCTGCTCTTATATCAGAACTTAAACCATTAGTAAACGAAATAGGAGATGCTACTTTAATTGTTCCTTTAATTAAAGAATACTTAGAAATAAGTGTTAAAAATGATGAACAATTAATTAAAATGGCTACTATTATTCAACGCATTATGAGTAATAACGGAACCGCCGAAGGCGGTTTTGGTATTTCTGAAGAAGAAAAAGCTCAATTATTAGCTGAAATAGATAAATTTAAAGAAGGAGGTAATTAATGCCTACAGTTTCGTATGGTAACAAACAAAATAACACCCAATATGCAGCTGCTGCTTCAACTTCGGGTATGTCTACTACTTCTACTATACTTGCGTATAGAGTAAAAGATATTATTTTAGATAATACTCATAGAGATTTTAAAAAATACGGAGAATGGAATGGAATAGGTGTTATTTTTATAGATTCTACTAAAAACCCTACCCTTAATAACTCCTCTCCTAACAATTGGATACCAGCTTATCCTCTTTTTCCTAATCTTAAATATTACCCTTTACTTAATGAGTTAGTACCAATAATATACCTTCCTAACA